ATAAATATGTTATCTGAAGAAATTACTGATTTATTTTGGAAAGTTCATACCGGTTCAAGAAAAAAAATTGTTGCATCTGATGTTGAGAAATGGGACAAAAATGTACCATTTCACCCTTTTTTTGATTTTTGTGAAGTTGCAAATAGATGGTATAATGATGGTCCAGAAAATGCTTTATTTCGTCATATTTTAATTACAACAATGCTTTGTTCTCATAGGATTTGTGGTGTCGATATTTATACAGTATGTAAAGGAATACCATCTGGTTCATTTTTAACTGCTCTTTTTAATTCTGGAGCTAATCAAATTATGACTAGACATGCCTATTTAGCTTCTGCTATTTTTAAGAAATCTGGCATACCATACAAAGAATATTCTGATAGAACAATATTAAAAATATTGTGGAGTTTTATGGAATCTGATGATATGAAAGGTCTAATGAAACAATATGAGCAAGATGTTGAAAGTCGCTTTTATGGTGATGATGCCTCATCCTGTGTTGGAGACCATGCTGATTTTTATAATATGAAAACTAACCAGTATTTTTTTAAGAAATTGTTCGGATTAAATACAACACATCCCGGGAAAAACATCAAAATATCTGATATGGAAGAACCTTATATGACAAGAGAGGAAATGACTTATTTAAAGCGTCATTTTCGATTAGTTGATGAAAAATGGAATGGACAATTAGAAATTGATGTTATAAAAGAAATTTTATATTGGACACACGGAACACCAAATCAAGATCTTGTAGAAAGTGCATTTGATTCTTTTTGTAATGAATTAACTAGATACAATGAAAGATTTTATAATGCAATGGTTGACATGGCTACACAAGGTAGTACTGTGTTCAAATTGATAAAGACGCCTTATCACTCGCGGAAGGCTAAGCTTGAAAAAGAACATTACGCGAGAGAATCCGATGAAACCCAAACTAGGATTCGAGATGTTGGAGAAGATATTAATCTTCTAGCAAAAAGCGAGCGCCAACTAAAATATAGGCTAGAGGGTAATTATGATGATGGAGTGATGCTTCCGCCTCATAAAATAAAGGGCATTGCAAACAATTTACAAACTGAATTTTATCCGGAAATGGCTTTTTACGAAAGTGATGGGCCCTCAAATAGTAAACAGGCAAATAAACAAAGTGATACAAATACATCTTCCACAAACCCGCTTCAAGTAGAGACAACTATGAAGAATCTGGAAATTGGAGGAGGAGAAATCGTTGATAATTTCTTCGTCACTAAGTTTATTGAATCAGAAACAAAAGAAAATGAAACTTATGATGCTAATGATGATTTAACTGATGTTGGTATTGG